TGGATTAAGTTGATTGTAAGTTGCCATTGTTGTTTAACCTCTTTTTAATTAGAATTTACCGATTACTTCACTAAATGCAACACCAGTTCTGGTGGCAACAAAAGTAAGACCGATGAAGTTAATCGATCTTGCTGGCTTAATGTATATATCAGCAACAAATTCATTAGAATCAATTATTGCAGCAGTATTATTTGATGTATCACAAATTACGACGAAATCGTAAATACCTCTCTTTCCCTGAACATCACGCAAGAATGGTTCAACAATATTTACAAAGTCTGTTCTTGTGATTGAATCGTTAAATTCAAACAGTTTATCTTTTGCAGCTTTAGTAATTACTTGCTCCAGGTAGATAAACAATCTACGAACATTGATTCTATCAAATGCTGTAGTATATCCAGCAGCGGTCTTATCACCAAAAAGAATAATTCCAGCACCTGGAGAGAAGATGATTGGATTAATTCTATTTGTGTAGAGACGATCTCTTTGCAAACGAGTTGGATTATATGCCAACTTAACGGCATTTAGAATTGAACCTCTTGAGGTTCCCGCTGGAGAATACCATGGGAAGTTATTTGCATCATTACGAGAACAAAGACCTGCAATATCTCCATTCATTGGAATATATCTAAAGGTATTTGCGTATCTGTCATACATGTATTTGTATGTGCTATCAATTACTGCATAAGTTGATGATGGAATTGATGCTTGATAAGCAATTAAATTATCTGTAATTGTAGCATCAGAATTTATCGTTACTGATCCTGAAGAAGTATCATTTAGGAATGCCTTTCTATATGGAGAAATGAATGCAACAGCATCCTTTCTTTCTTCTACTATTGAAATCAATTGAGAAGCAAGTGCTTGTGCAGTTGCTTGATCATAATTTGCGGAACCCATCAATAGGAAATTAATTTGATAAAGTTCACTATTAATGAATTTTTGATATCCAGAAGTTAAACTTGCAAGGGTTGCAGTTAATGCACCAGGTGTTTGGGTAGCGGTATTTATTCCCGCAGTACCACTATAATCTAAACCACCACCCAGAGTATAAGTATTTGCTCCAGCACCACCAAATACAATATTATTTGTATCTTGATCCCATCCAGTTGCCGAATTTACTGTATATCCAGTTGTAGGAGAAAAACTAGTTGCTACAATAGTTGCTGGTTGAGAACCACCAAAAATGTATTTTGAATTTGTTGCAAGATAGCTTCTCCAGTATGATGGAGAACCTACAGAAAATTCTGCATCAGCTCCTTTAGATATAGAAAGATGCTTTTCAAGAATTGTGCCTGCATTTCCTGTAATTACGCCAGCATCATCAAATACTGCAATATTCAATTGATCAAATCTTGAACCTCTAGATGCAGCGTAAGAAGAAGTTACTGGTCGAGGAGCAATGCTATTCCACGCAATTGTAGAATTAGTCAATGAAATTGCCTGTTGATCATACCAATCAACGATTGCAGTAGGTGTAGTTGTAGCAACACCTACTGAACTGTTATTAATAACAGAAATATTTGATGATGAATTAAATGCATATGTTCCTGATGGTTGATAATCAACGTTGGTTACAGTATTTCCAGTAGAAACTTGAGATAAAATCTTTACCGAAACTGTTCCTGAGCCAACTTGAGTAACGATACCTTTTAAATATCCACTTAAGGGTGTAGTTGATCCAACTCCAGGAAGAGTTCCTGTAAGTGCCTGTGTAACACCATATCCAACAAAAATACCAGTCGTTGAAGCTAAACTTACAATTTGGTCTGCTAATCCATCAATCAGGGCAACCTTAATTCCATTTGCCCATGATCCTGGATTGTTAGCTGCTATAGTTACTCCAGTAATATCATTTACATCATAACCCAGGTTATTATAATCCGTTAAACTTTTAATCTTGATGCTTGATGCTGTTCCAACAAATGCATTTTTAAGATTAGTGCTATCTGCTCTTACAACTTGCAATTGACCACCATATGCCAGATAGGATGAAGCAGTCATCCAGTGCTCATAGTGCTTATCTACTGAATATGGTTGCCCAAAAATATTCAGTAAATCATTTTCGCTTGCAACTGTGGTTGGAACATCGGTTGGTCCTTGTGCGAAGGGTGCAACAATAGCTCCGATTCCGGATGTTGCTGCGGATATACCGCCCTTTGTTAAATCAATTTCCTTTACTACAATTCCAGGAGATGCTAAATTTAGCGCCATCTGTATTCCTCTACAATTCCAGAATTATTCTAAAAGTATTTATAATTTCCTACTCCTTTAGCGATATTCCCAGGCAAATGCTCGATCACCATACTCATCAACGTTCCAACTTTCATAAAAATCATTTTGATTATCCTTACCAACCACCATCCAACGATCCCCAGTTTGAGTTTCTATTTCTACTTCATAATCCTCTAAGCCATCAGAAACAAATCCAAATGGAGCCATATCTGCTTCAATTTGCCCCTCTTGTTCCTCATATATTCTCTTTCTAACGTCATCGTTAGTCATTTCCTTAAAATAAGGTTGAGCAACTAACCAGGCAAAAATCACGAGACACATTGCTAAGTCATCATTACAACCTTCTTCTGCCTCAAAGGAGTTATGTTTTTGAATGAAAGTTGTAAGTTCCGAAATAATCTCATAATCGGATACAAGTAACTTATCATCTTCAATAATTGTTTTGAGATTAGAACAACCAAGTTTCTTAACAGCAGCAGTCATTCTTACACCAAGTTGAGATTTTTTACCAGAAAATCCAGAACCGACAACTTGCCCTGCTCTTCCCCTCATTGAGCACATTAGAATATTATCATATTCCAAATCATAATGTAGAATTGTTGCAACTTGATCTCCAATATCATTAACTTCTACAAGTAGCCAAGGATTATTATATGCTAAGGCAACCTGTTGAATGATGCTTGGGAAAAGCATCGGTTTAATTTCATTATTCCTATACTTTGCTACTACTCGATATGGAAAACTGGTAATATCATATACAATAAATGCTGAGTAATCCTTATCAATTCCTCTTGCAACGTCTACGGTAATTAGATAGTTATTATCTCCTTTTGGATCTTCATAAATGTCTAAACCTTTATTTCTCTTGATTGGATCATCATAAACAAGATTTCTAAGTTTTGATACTGAAATTAAAGTATCAACTGATCCTAGGAATTCGCACTCAAACTCAACACGGAACTGCTGTTCGCTTGTGTTTGCGATTGTCTGAGCCTTCCATTTTTCGTCTCTACCGGGCACTTCGGTCCAATGAACGTCAGTAGGCACATATTCATTCTTGCCACGTTCAGCGTCATGCCACATGCGGTAGAAGTGGTTCATACCATGAGGCGTAGATACGATAATGACTTTGGTAGATTTACCAGAAGAAATCGTAGGATAAACCGATGCAAAAAACTGATCTGCAATATTATTTGGAATGAACGCAAATTCGTCCAAGAATACAATATTGAAAGACATACCACGAACCGCAGAAGCCGAAGTAGATGCTGCGATAATCTTGGAGCCATTTTCAAGCATCAAACTTCCTTTGTTCCAAGAAAGAATACCTTGCTGCATCCACTTGGGTAAGTTCTCATAAGCAATTTGAAGACGTTCTAAGAGTTCTCTTGCAGTCGATGCCTTGTTTGCAAGAATACCAATATTCACATTATCATTAAAGATAGCATAATGAAGCAGATAGGATACAACAGTCGTTGATTTACCTGTCTGACGAGGCATCTTACATATATTAAATCTGTTCTTATGGAAATTTGTAATCAGTTTCTTTTGAAACTCATACATATCAAAAGGAATTAATCCTCTATCAACGTTTACGATTTTTACATAATTCTCAGCAAAATATACTGGGTCTTCCTTACATCTTAAAAACTCAATAATATTATCTTCTGTAAATTCAATTGAGGTATTTGCCTTTTTGAGATTAGGATTACCTAAGTAAATGTTATCGTTAGAAGCCATAATTTTTAATCAAACACCACCATATGCAAATATCCAAACACCACCAACAGCAGTTGAAGTTGAGAATAGTTCTATCATCATACTTGCTTGAGCTGCTCCACCACCACCAAGTTGATAAACATTACTACCATTACTACACTGACTTGCAGTAACTCCAGTAAATGTAAAAGTATTTGCACCAGTATGAGGAGTAATAAAAATCCTAACACCTCTATTTGCTGTAAAATTAGTTAGTGTAACTGTTCTATTTCCATTAGCACTTGGTTGCCAGAATATTACATCTGGTCCAGTGAAATCTACTGTAAGTGTGCTTGCC